ATGCTTGCGGCGTAAGATTTTGCTTACTCGGGTAAGCAAACCGGCGCGTCTGACGTCTGACGTCTCATGCTCTACTATCATAAAAAACTATCATAGGGCCGCGCCGCGCCGCACGGCGCGAGGCCATGCGGCGCGGGGAGGCGGGGGAGGCGTTGCGGCCTCCCCCTAGGGTGTTAGGCGTTGCGGGCGGCCTTGCGGGCGGCCTCGGCCTTTTCGGCCTTTTCGGCGGCGGCCTCAGCCTTCGCCATATCGGACGCGATACGGGCCAGCCCCTTGAGCAAGGCAACCTCGGCATTATTAAGCGCATCGCCTTCGCCACAAGAGGCGGCATTGAGCGCGGCAAAGGCCGCCCGCAAGATTTCCTCGCGGGTAAGCGGACGGGCGGCACCCTCGGCCTCGGCATTGCCATTCTGGGGAACATCGCGGTTGCTGCCGGTTGCACCTTCGCAAGCTTTGGCAAGAGCACTCAGGCTGTTGGCCTCGCGCATGGCCTTGGCCCGGTCCGTGTTGCCGCCCTCAAGCTTGAGCGCGCCGGCCTCAATGCGGGCCTTCATGCCCTCTTGGCGAATGGCCAAGGCCATTGGCACAGCCTTGCTGGCCATGGTCCAAACGGCGGCAATCGGATTGGCAAGGCCAAACCATTCGGCCTGAAATGCGGCCTTGTATGCGCTTTGCGCCTTTTTCGGTTCTGCCCGCCATTCGCCGGTTGTGCCGCCAAACTCATTGGTGCCAGTGCAATGCACGTGATATTTGACCTGACCATCGTTGCCTTTGATGTCAAAGGTCCAAGGCATCATGGCGGCGTAGTCGTCGCTAAAGCCGGCAACCATAACCGCGAGGGCGGCGGCACCCTTGGCCTTACCCTTGTCTATTTGTGCCTTACCCTCAACGGCGGCTTGTGCTGCAACCGCCAGCGAGGCGGCGGCTTCCTCAGAGGTGAGAGCAGCGGTTTGGATTTCGGTGATGTTCATTGTGTGTTGCCTTCTCTGTGTTGCGCGGGGGCAAAGCGCCGCCGCCCCCTCTCTGTGGACCTTGACTGTGTTTATGTCAACAGGGGTAAGCCTTTCCTTACCCGGTAAGGAAAAAATCCAATGAATACAGGGGGTAGGGGGCTTCACCTTGCTGCTAGGCGCAACCCTACCGGGGGCCGACCCCCCGGTAATAGGCAAACGCGCGCGCCCGTATATACATACTATTTTGCACCACCGATGAGCTCACCTCAGAAACACCCCCCTTACAAAACCAAATCAAGACCCCCCACCCCCTATATATTTTTCAAACACTTACCCCACCCCTGCCTGTGGCAAAAGCCCCCTTGATGGGACCCAGACCTCCTGCTATCTGCCGCCATCCTCCCCCTAGCGGGGTAACCCGGATAGTCAGCAGCTTCGCCCGCTGCTGGAGGGCCGGACCACACTTTACATGTAACCCCTACGCCCCTATAGATAAGGTCTGCATCCCTCAAACCGGACGCTGCGCCTATGTCCAAAGTTAAGCTGAACCCAACGGACTCTGTCCCGCTACCCTACAGCCCAGAAGATGTTGAGAACCCCAGCTTCATGGATGAGCTTATGGCGGCGTCGAACACGGCTGACTTCTTGGAAGAGATGGGTGTCCCGCTGGAGGTAGACCCAGCGACATACGAGCGGGAGAAGGCGCTCCTTGAAGGGGCGGTGAAGGGCCAGCATGTGGCTCCGTTGACAAACTATGCGACCGCCCTTGGCGCGAAGGCGTTCCTCCAACAATATGGTCAGAACTTGGCGCTCGACGTAAGCCAAGTCCGCTCGGCGCTTACTAATAAGCTGTTAGAGATAGCTAACTGCGGTGAGACCAAGTTCGAGCTTAAGGCCATCGAGCTGCTTGGCAAGCACAGCGACGTGAGCCTGTTCACCCAGCGCAGCGAGATCAACATCAACTACAATAGCCCCGAGGCGCTCGAAACCGCCATCAAGGAGCGGGTTAAGCGTCTGCTGGACGCCGAGGTCATCGACGTTACTCCTGTTGGCGTAACTCTGGACGACGAGTTTGGCTTCTACGAAGGCCCCGAGGACGAGACTTCTGAAGAGGACGCTGAATGACGTCTAGCATCAGCTTGGCTGATCTACCAAAGATTCTCCCCCTGCTGCCGTTGCACGAGCAGGAGCGGCTGCTGGCTGAGCTTGAGAAGCTGTCCGACCTGAAGAAGCGCAAGCTGTGCCGGGAGAAGTTCCTGTCGTTCGTCAACGAGGTCTGGCCGACGTTTATTGCAGGTCGCCATCACGCCAAGATGGCAGATGCGTTTGAGCGCGTGGCGCGCGGAGAGCTGAAGCGGCTTATTATTAATATGCCTCCTCGTCACACGAAGAGTGAATTTGCCTCCTATCTCCTGCCCGCGTGGTTCCTTGGCAAGTTCCCCCATAAGAAGGTCATCCAGTGCTCGCACACAGCTGAGCTGGCGGTGGGCTTTGGTCGTAAGGTGCGCAACCTTGTCGACACCGAAACGTACCATGAGATTTTTCCTGACCTTGTCCTCTCGGCGGACTCGAAGGCCGCAGGTCGTTGGAACACCAGCAAGATGGGTGACTACTTCGCCATTGGTATTGGCGGCGCTGTGACCGGTAAGGGTGCCGACCTACTCATCATCGACGACCCGCACAGCGAGCAGGAAGCTGCGCTGGCCGAAGTGAACCCGGATATTTACGACAAGACCTACGAGTGGTATACTTCCGGTCCCCGTCAGCGTCTGCAACCGGGCGGTGCTATCGTCATCGTCATGACCCGGTGGTCGAAGCGCGACCTGACGGGCCAGATTATTAAAGACGCAATCCAGAACGAGTCTGTTGGTGAATGGGAAGTCGTTGAGTTTCCAGCAATTTTGCCGAGCAACAACCCGCTGTGGCCTGAGTTCTGGTCGGTTGACGAGCTCCTGAAGGTCAAGCGCGACGTCCCTAACAGCAAGTGGATGGCGCAGTACCAGCAGAACCCGATCTCGGAGAGCGCTGCTATTATCAAGCGCGAGTGGTGGCAGACGTGGGAGCGCGAGACGCCGCCGCAGTGCGACTTTATCCTGCAATGCTGGGATACGGCCTTTGAGAAGACGCAGCGAGCGGACTACTCCGCCCAGACCACGTGGGGTGTGTTCTACCACCCAGACGACAATGGTATAGATCAGGCCAACATCATCCTGCTGAACGGTGCGCGCGACCGTGTGGAGTTCCCCACGCTCAAGCAGTGGGCCATCGACGAGTATAAAGAGTGGGACCCGGATAGCGTCATCATCGAAAAGAAGGCGTCAGGGGCACCGCTCATCTACGAGATGCGGTCCATGGGCATACCCGTGCAGGAGTTTACCCCGACAAGGGGTAACGACAAGATCAGCCGTCTAAACGCTGTGGCGGACATATTTGCCTCTGGACGGGTGTGGGCCCCGGCAACGCGCTGGGCCGAGGAGGTTATCGACGAGGTGGCTGAGTTCCCTGCGGGTAGCCACGATGACTTTGTCGACACCGTCTCCATGGCGATGCACAGGTTCCGGCGCGGAGGCTATATATCTACTACGCTAGACGCAGACGACGAACCGCTGTATTTTAAAAGCTCACGCAGGCAGGGTTATTACTAATGGCAATTGACAAGGCTCTTAACGCCGCCCCCACTGGCTTGACTGCTATGCAGCCGTCGCTGGACATCGACGAGCTCTACGCTGAGCCAAACGCGCCTGAGATCGAGATTGAGATCGAGCTCGACGGGGACGACGAGGGGGAAGAGGACGAAGCGCCTCCGGGGTTTGATGACAACCTTGCCGAGGACATGGACGAAGGGCAGCTGACCGAGCTGGCGGGCGACCTGCTGGGTGAGTTCGACGAGGACATCAGCAGCCGCAAGGACTGGATACAGACCTACGTCGACGGCCTTGAGTTGCTGGGTATGAAGGTCGAGGACCGCACCGAGCCGTGGCCCGGTGCCTGCGGTGTGTACCACCCGCTCCTGTCTGAAGCTCTGGTCAAGTTCCAAGCTGAGACCATGATGGAGACGTTCCCGGCACAGGGGCCGGTGCGGACGCAGATCATTGGTGAAGAGACGCCCGAGACGCGTGACGCCGCCCAGCGTGTGCAGGCGGATATGAACTACGAGCTCACC